GACCATAAAGAATATTTACTAAACTAAAATTACCTGCCTCAAACGCACGGTTTCCTGAGCTTATTTGGAACAAGGTTTCAGAAGTAGTTATCGTATAGACCTTGGTAGTTCCTATAGAAGCCAGTTGTAAATCAGTGAGTCTTCTTATTGTTCCCAATGATAGTCTCCTGTATTGCTTGGTCTATTAGAGTCTTTTTAGAACGATTTACTCCATCCATCATTAAAGGCATCATCATGTCCCAGGATTTAGAGAAACCAGATGAAAATGCTTCTGCCCAGACAGTTGATGGGTGAGCCTTGGCCTCAATAACTTTAATTTGGTTCTTAAGTTCGTTATCAGCTTTGATAAGTTCCAACTTTCTTTCTTCCAAATTCTTAATTCGATAAGCTACTTCGGCCTCTAAAATATTGCCTTTTTCTATCTCTGCTTTTGTCTTGGCATAAAGAATATCTCTTTGAAGTTCAACCTGTTCGACATTTCTTTTCATTTCTTGCTCTAGCTTCATAGTAAGTTCGGACTGTTTAGACTCATACTCCTTAGTAAGTTCAGAAGCTTTTTTTATCCACCATTCATTTTTCCATTTCTCAATGAGTTTATTTATCACTCTTCTACTCCAGCGTAGAAAGTAAAGATGTCATTCCTAGAAGCATTAGTGATATTGAATGTAATCCTTCCAGCAACAGGAACAGCTATTTGAGTATCATTAACTTGACCAGTACTAAAACCATAGTCAAGGCGTTGATAGCCAGTTTTGTCTATCATGTTCACTCTAAAAACTGTAGAATTGGTGGCCGCTGAAACAAACAGTTGTCTTAATAGGCCACCTCTTATATCTAGAGTAATAGTAGATACTGAGCCAGCAGCGGTTAAGAGTGAAGTTCTATGCTCGTAAATCGTCATACAAAATATAAGAAAGCAGTTCCACCCGTTACAACAGGAGCTTTAATATTATCGAATGGCTGGGCTTGCCCAAAAGAGAACCAGCTAGGGTTAGAATGAAGAACCTTTCCCATACTGTCAGATGTAAGCCCGACCCAGTTGTATCGGAATAGAATGTCTTGAGTAGTACTTGCTGCTGTAAGCAAAACAGCTCCTGTAGTGTCAGCACTCCAGACAGCTATTGCATTGACCATAAACTTACTTGTTTGTGGGTCATCAGTTCCAGAGCGAAGGGCAAGGTTGTTGCCCATAGCTGAGTCAATGATGACCAAGTTTCCTACTGTTCTATTGGCCACGGCTAAAATCCTCCTTGTGGGTTAAACGAAGTTACATGCCAGGTTGAGTCCGTGGCGTTATAGATTAAGGTTGCTACTGCTCCTGAGGTAAAGGTTATACTGGGACTACGAACAGAGTCAAAGGTGATTCCATTCCCACTGTCTATAGTTACTGAAGAACCCACCCCCTGGATTGATATATAGGTTGCATTAGGTCCAGCAGCTAGAGGGTTAGCTCCGAGAGTTACGGCAGTGTTAGAGCCAGTGACATAGACAGGATAGTTGTTAAAGTTCCATCCTATTTTGGAAGAAGAGGTAAGATACTGGACTGGAATTAAGGAACCAGCTGGAACTAGATAGACATTAGCATCATCAGAGAAATTGGAGTTGGCGCGAGCCCCTGTACCAATCTCCCCCTCCCCGCCAAGAGGTTTGGTGGAAGGAGGAGGTTGGTCATATTCATCAGGTGCTACCTGAATTCCATTATCTCTGACAGGACGACCATCTTCACGATAATAGGCATTAGGGTTATCAGTAGTAGGCTGGAAGCCGAATTGAAGGCCCGACCTATCAGATATCCACCACCTAAACCTGTCGCCCTTTCTGACTCCATTCTCAGACATGGTTTATACGTTAGCAATACCAGTCGTTCCGATATGAAGCATAGACCAGCGAGTAGCTGAAATCTTAGTAAACTGGTATGTGCCTGAGACGTTCAGACAGTAATCACCAGTCCCTGCCATAGCAATGTTTCCGTTGTCAGAGACATAATGATTTACACCAGAAGTCCCAACGGCGTTTACTATGACAGTCTGCCCAATTTGTCCACCAGAGAAAGCTACAATATAACTAGCCGCTGCTGTACCAGCAACAACTAAGAAGCTAGTTCCATCAACATTAATAGAACCACCAGAACCAAGAGTCACATTTTGAACCTGTGTTCTATTTATTTTAGAGGACTCTAGTTCGTACCAAGCTGAGTTCAACTGAAGAAAAGTATACAAGGCGGGCTGAGCACCAATAGTAGCCGCCCCAGTGCTTTGTAGATATAGTTGTCCAGCATTAGCAAAGCTCGTAGAGCCATTGTCTAGAATTAATACAGTGATTTTCTTACCAGAATAATCAGCTGCCTTGTAATCGTAGTTCTGCAAATCAAAGTAGCTAATCACAGTAGCCGATGTATTGTTGGCTATAAACAGGTCCCCAAGTGTGACATCAGGCGTTGTGTCTCCCGAAACAAATAATCCTGCAGTTCCAGAACCTACAGGTCCATTGGTAAAACTGAATTGGTTGGCAAAACCTAGTGCCGAACCATAAGGCTGTCTATAAGGTCCACCCATTTTAATTCTCCTTTTTGGTAACGGAAGGAGGTCAGGGGGTTATCCCCTGCCTCCAACCGTAAGATACTTATGTATCTATAGCTCTACCGTTTTTTATCAAGCTCCAGCAGAATAGAAAACGTTATTTGCTTTATTGACTTCAGCAGAATAACGGAACGTGCCTTTGAAAAGCGCGTCGCCTGTGTTGAAATCCCCATCTTGAGCGAACGTAACTGGTCTACGCATGTAGGCGATAAAACCACAACCTTCATTCGCAGCCTCAGCCCAAAGCATGAAAGCATCAGTGTCGGTCATATAGGCCGACGAGATAAGCTGAAGGTTTCTTTCTTTGATTGCGTTGACTGAGTTGTTACCACTTTCGGGGTCATAGGCCGAATTCAGAAGTTCCTTAGCTTTCCAAGCATTCGCAGGATTCACGAATATCTTAGAAGCCTTGATAACCTGAATTTTACCACTATCATCCCTGGTGTTCTCAAAGGTGTCGAGTGCCGACTGTAATGCCGTCGCTGACAAGTCTGAGGCAGGGTTGAGCAGGTTCGACCATGTGCCACCACGAAGGAGAGCTTTGCCAGTAGAGAAAATGGCATTACCTAAACCATCGGTGTGAGTGGAAGTACCAGTGCCGTTGTTAACCAAATCCCAGTTAAGGATTTCGATAGTCTCTCGGCATGATTTTCCGAGTTCTGAGGTAAGCTGTTTCATCTCAGTCGGAATATCAGGATAGAGACAATCTTCGATTAACTCTTCAGTAACTCTAACCCCAAGACCATAGGTCTTATGAGTCCAACGTTTAGTCGGACCCTGAACAGGGTTATCATACTGGATTGGAGTTCCTTCCTCTTTAGCTGGGACTAGGCCAAGAGCTCCGTAATAGGCGTTCTCTTCGTAAGCACGACGGCTCTCACGAGGAGCACCACCTGTTAGGAGTTGGTAGCTTACTTTCTCTTCCGAGCGTGGTTTATAGCTTGTTGACATAAAGTCGAACAAGCCAGGAACCACACTCTTATTAAAATCAGAGCGATTCATGGTGAGTGTTCTCCTTTATGCCTGGGGCTGAGCTATATTAAACGGCCCAAACGAATGCCGTGCAATACGCACAATCCACTTAGCAGATGCCCCAGCACCATTAGCAGTTCCATCCTGATTGGTAATGTTCTGGAGTGCCATAAGCTGAAGCAAGTTATCTGTTCCGGCTCCCACAGAGCCATTCGGAATTACAGTGTTTGCTAGACCAGTATTGGTATTACCAGTCGTTGCAATGTAAGTAAATCCGCACCCTAAGCCCGCGCTTAGAATTGAGATTGCAGTACCACCAGTGTTCTCTTCCATCACATACAGCTGCTGGGGGTCGTAGGTATAACCAACCAAAGCATCTGCAGATGAGGGTAAAAATGCTCCTTGCGACAGTGATGTCATGCCAGAAGGAAGACCTGCGCCAGTAGAATCTAAGAACTCCCAAGCGACACCGATAGCGGAAAGACCAGCCGCCGTTCCAATAACAGCAATTTGTCCGGAGTTATTAATCTGGACGAACTGCCCTCGGTAAATCGCCTGAGCGGTGTTAGCTCTAAGCCACAGGAGCTTCGGAGGCATACCAGGAGCAGTTAGGGGTCGAGCCCCGTAATTGATTCCTTGTGTATTAGCCATTTGTTACTCCTTATTCAGTTGAGGTTTGCTGTACATCAGGCTGAACCGCCAATGGTCCAGCTGACAACATTTCGCCCTCTTTTTCCTCTTGGCCTAAAGATGGCTTATAGAACGGAGAGCCTTCTCCCCTGTTCTTCCATTGTTCCATGGGTAGGTCTTTGACACGCTGGCGAGAAATTTCACCAGGTTCACGACGCAGTCTCTCTGCTTGCTCCATGGGCATAAAGCAGAGGATAGTATCACCGTTTTCCACAGTACCGTTAGCGGTGAACAAATACTTGGGCATGTCTGAGAATAAGGCTCGATTGACGATAAGCCACCGACGAACATGGATAGCTCGGTCAATCCAGTCTTTCTTCTTATTTACCCAACGAAAGGCGTATTTCTTTCCATACTTCTTTTCGATTGGCTCAGGAAGAGAAAGCCTATGGCGACCAGGGTTATAATCAGTATTTACTACCTGAATATCCTCTGCTCGTTGCGGCCCACCTTTTACTATTTCGGAGATATAGGCATCAATCTCGGTCTTAACAACCAAGGTTTCCCTAATGTCCTGCTTTATGTCTGATTTCGGCTCTTGCTTAATTTCAGTTTTAATCGGTTCCATTAGACTTGGGCCTCCTTAAGACCACGGAATTTCTTATAATTCTCTGGGTTGATGTTGTTTAATCGGCAGAAATCTAGGTCTGCCCTACTAAGAGCGTAGTTACCTTTTAAGCCTGGAGAAGTCCCAGCTGGCACACTAGTTGCCTTCGCTCTTGTCTGTCTATCAACCTTAGGTTCGATTGTATCACGACCTTTTAGACGATTTTCCATTTCGTAGGCCGCCAACAGGGGTCCACGAGGGTTTGTCCTAAAGTCGGGGTTCTCATCAAGTACCTTGAGGAACTCCTTAGTTTTAGGGTTTTCGGGGTCTGAGAGCTCGGGGTGCTTAGTCATAACCTTATTCTTAGACTCTTCTAAGAGACGGGCTACTTTCTGCTCCTCTGTCATAGCTGAGCTGACCCTACGCTCTTCTTCCAAAAGTTCCTTGGCTACCGCCTTAACCCCAGCTTTCCAGTCTTTCTGGACAAGCTCGTCTAGGTCATCGGGCTTAACCTCTGGGGCCTTAGGAATAAGGCGTTCTAGCTTCTCATTGATTTCTTGAAGCTTTCGGTTGTTATAGTCCCTAGTATTATTGATGGCCTGGTTAACCTTTTCAAGGTCTTCTAGGCGAACATACTTGGGCTCTTCGGTCTTCTTTACTTCCTGCTTCTCAGCAGGCTTCTGAGATTCCTCTACCTTACTTCCTAAGGTTTCAGTCACCTCGACCTTGATACCATCTGCCATGTGTTGCTCCTTTTAGTACAGTGGACCTGTTTCTGCTATCTCTTTATCCTGATAGCGTTCTATAGTGTCAATTGCGTACTCTATACCGTCTACGACACCTTGCAGACGATTTGCTCCATCATAATCATGCACTCGGAGATTTTCCGCTTTCTCCCTTTCTTTTTTGATTGAGAGCGTCTCCAAGCGGGCCAGAGCTATTCTCCATACTTCCGATTCCAACATTTGCCGGAACATTCTTTTCTGCTCCTCCGACAGGATTGGGTTGACCATCTCCACCTCCTTGGGGTAGACCTTGAGATTTGCCTTTGCTCATTAACGCCATCATCTGTTGCATCATAGCCATGTGCTCTTGGATATGCTGGGTATTGTAGGTAGTAATCTGCTCGACTAAAGCTGGAGCCTTCTGTGCGATTTGTGCGAGTGAAGGTGATTTCATAAGCTCAGTATGCTTCATTATGTGTTCTATGTGATTCTCAGCTATGTTCGCCTTCACTCGTCCAAAGTCGCCTTGTATCATAAGGGTGTTTTCATCTTCAGGACTATCAATGTCATCCTGAGAAGGGGCTGGGCCTAGGTAACGCTTGGCCTGGTCTTCCATGCCATAGGACTTAAGCCAGTCGTAGGTAAGTTGATAAATCTTAGAAGCATCAGTGCCTACGATGATGTTCTGCATGAGCATAGAGTAAACCATGCTCATTAGCTCTCGCTCGGTCTGCTTGCTTCCCATGCTAGGGTCAGGGAGAAGGTAGGCAGAGAACTGACCTGATAGGGCCATGTCAGAAAGCTCGCCTGCTTTAAATATTGGCTCTCCACCTTCTCCAAGAACTTGGTTCTCAAAGCCGTCGGGGAGGTTAAGCTGGATTAGGTCAAGCTCAGTGGTTAGAATGTCTGCAGCCCCTTGACGCAAGCGTTCCGAAGGAAGAGTAAATCTAATCTCAGCAGATTGCATAATGGCATTGGTACGAGTGGCCGTACCTGACCCACCAACTATATTAGATTCTCGGCCCATGATGTATTCGGAAGCGGCGGTAAGTCTTTCTACGAACTCAAGGACCAAACGAATGGCGTTAATAAGGCGGTCAGTAGGAATATCTATCTGTGGGAAGTAAACGTTCTTCTGAGGGTCGGTAACTGGAATACCTTTGTTAGGCCCAAGAACTAGGGCTGGAGCGTCTACATCTCCTGAGGGGTCGTAGAAGAACGGACGCAACACAGCAAGGGTATGAGCGTCGGTCATCTGGTTGAAGATGGCATCGATTTCCTCAGCGAGTTCCTTAACCTTAAAGATTACCCCTTCACCGTCAAGGGCTTCCATACGGTCAAGGTAGTTATCATACTTAGTGAAGTTAATCGGGCGACGGCCTGAGTAAGTTACATTTACCATGTCTACGCCACCAAGATAGAGCTTGTGCTCAGGAGAGACCATAAGGCGGATGTTCTCTTCCACGCCATCATTGTTGTAGTCGAAATGTCCGTACCAACGGATTACTTCTATTTCTTGGTTGCGGAGCTTAACCTGACGGAATTCCTCATTGTCATTAGAGGTGGCTACCGAGGGGACATAGATTCTTTTGGCAAGTTCAGTGGTAATATTAATAGCTCCGCCGTCTTTCTCCGCCGACTCTAGCTGACGGTAGAGGAGCTTCTCATGGAGAAGAACTGGGTCTTTCTGAATGTCACGAGCCCCTTGAAGAAAGTAGACATTCTCCTTGGGGATTACACGCCTAGCTATCTTTCCCTGGCCTATCTCATCTATCTCCCAAGAGGACTCAGTAAGGGAGTCTCCTATGCCAGTAGTATACTTAGCCCACTTGTCATAGAAGCTTCGCATGGGAGCCCAAACTCTAATCCACCAATTCATGAACTTCTCAATGCGAGTGGCCTTAGGAACGTCTACGGTCTTACCTGGTCTCCACCGAGCTAAGTCTTCATTCCATACGGCGGGGAATAGGCGGGAGTGAATCATGTCGAGGATAGAGGCGGCAATCCTCAGGGACCTGTTTGAGCAAAACCTCCAGGGGACAGTCTTAGGGATTCTCTTGGCGTTATAGAGATTCTTAATATCCTTAAGCCAGTTGTCAAATCGGAGAGATTCTCCCTTGGAAGTCGTCCCATAATCTATCTTTTGGCGGTCGGCCTTGGCCTTGTAGAAATCATCTAGCACTATCTCGACTAAGAGCTTTTGAGTTTGCTCATCAAGAGGGATTTGAATACCATCCAAACTAATAGATTCCTCAGCTGTGGGTTGGTCTGGAATTTCATTGGCTTCGGGTTCTAATGCCCCAGAGTCTCTAAGCTCTTTAGTCGCTAGTGCCATTTACTTACCCTTTGTTCCTTGGCGGTTGCCTTGATACTTCTCATACTCACCGTTTAGGTCTTTGGATGATTTCACATTGGACTGCTTGTACTGTCCGTACATTTCTTGGTCTTCTTTATGAACCTTGCCTGGACGAGCCTGCCCCCAACCGTTCTTATTACCCATGTTAGTCTCCACTCCTATAGGTGTGTTTGGTTTTACCCTTCACAGTTCCCTGCCAATCAGATTTCTTATAGACGGGCTCAGGCTTGCCTGAGTAACCCTTAAATCCTGCATTATCATTACCACT